TACTGCTGTACTGCCCATCAATACGTCTGCTGACGATGAAGTGCCGCAGGCCATGTCTATACGCGGCAGGGTGGTCGAAAGCGCCCCGCTATCAGTGGGATTGGCACAGAAGCGCATCCAGCCTGCTGTGCCTGAAGCAATACCCACCGCCTTCCAAATCTCACCGGGTGCCTTGCTGATAATACCGCCGGAAGAAACCGCCAGATTAATACCGTTAGTCGCTGAACCATGCGCGAAGGCGTTGCCGTCAACAGTCCATTTGCGAAGCAGGGTTGCAGTACCTACTGCTTGATCGGCGTTGGCCGGCTGACTGCCGGTGTACTCATAAAGCAATCCGTTCCGCATGATATCGCGCAACGCCCCGCCAGATGCAGCAGCCAGGGAAAAATAACTACCTGCTGACTCACTGGTCGGTGCTTCACTCGTCACCATGACTCCCGCAGCAACCGAGACGATGGTAAATGTGGTATTGTTGTTGGAGGTTCCCAGCACTCGCACCTTGTCGCCTGCGAGGAATCCGGCGGTAACCAGACCATTGCCGGAATCCCTGATCTCCTTGCTCGATGCATCAAACGAGATAGTGTTTGCCACACGCAGCGCATGAACCAGCGCCCTGTCGGTCCCATACATTTTGTCGCGTAATCCGGTGCTGAATCTAATAGCCATGTGAAAACCTCTTAGTTGAACTGTGCAATGAGTGTTGAGCCATCAACCAATATTGCCCCGGATGCGCTCGTTGATATTAAATCTATTTTCTCGTCGGAGATGTTGGAGACATTGCCTTCGCCATCGCCGTACATGATCCCGTTATTGGTCAGCCAAAAGGCGACCTCGTTCTTGCCGCCAGATACCCACTTGCCGTCATAGAAAGCACCGACAGCAGTCTGGTCACTGAACGGCAGGGCCGGGTGATCGTCCACCACCTTCCAGACGAACTCCTGCGGACCAGGGCCAGCCAAGAAGTGGGTTCGTTCACCGTCAGATACATAGATTCCGCCGGCAACCGGGCGGATCATGGTATGTGGTGACTCAAGCGAAAGGAAACTGTCCTCAAAGGCGAAGATGTCGTAGCCAAATGGCTCGGAATACCAGAGTGTCTTGCCGTCTCCTACATAGATGCGGCCCTTATAATGGGCGAGACGTTGCCCAATCGGCGGGCTGAAGAATTTCCGAGTGACGTTATCGGAGACAACCACATCCGGCTTTTCCCACGGACCATTGGTTCCATCGACAATTTTGCCTTTCTGCGCCCCGTTTACCCAGTAGGCCACATCGTCTACCACCACACAGGACACTCTGCCCGGAGTGACAGCAGCAATCTGGAAATAGGTGGTGAATCCGGCACGAATCAGGTACAAGCCGTTTCCTGCGCCGAACAGGCAGTATTTTTCGTTGATCGGAAAAACCGAATGAGCGTTTTCATCGACATGCTTTCTGATAGCCCTGCGCCTTGAAGGTCTGAAACGATCATCAATGTCGATGTTCATGCAGGCCGAGAACACATCAATGCCTGTAGTCCCGGTATACGGCGAAGGATCTTTCCGATAATACGATCTCGTCGGATCATTCTGCGTAAACAGACCGGCAGATCCTTTCATGACCGAAATCTTCATGATACGTCCCTTGTCTGCTTGGGTTCTCTCGGACGATTTACGGCGACAAAGCTTTGCAGGTCGGCAATCGCTTCGGACAGACGCCGCGACCAATAGTCGGTGTTGACCTTCTGCCCTTCGATACCGTCCTCAATCTCGGCATACATCTCCCTGGCACAGTAGGCGACCAGCAGACTCCGCTGCAGATGCGCTGGCAGTTCGGTCGGCTCAAGCGAAGTCGAGGAAATATCTTCAGGTTTTCGGTAATATTTGAGGGTCAGGGTATCATCCGCCATGCCGCGATACAGCAGATCCTCGCCAAAGACACACACCGCTTCAATGGCACCAGCCGTAATCGGCACCACCTCCTGAAAGGTGAGCAGATTATAGTAGTCACCCTCCCGCGTTCCTATCCGCCTTCCTTGGGCCTGCGAACCTACCCAGAACAGGTTCCGTTGGTAGTCTCCAGGGAGCGACACGCTGGATTTGGCCGAGGTGGTGGTGACCGTATCACTGGTCTGCAGACCTGGCAGGAGAACCTTCGACGCGATGTAGTGTCTGCCCTCGTTGATCAGCGCCAGGATGGCGGCATTGCTGAATCCACCATCCTGGACTTTATCAACGACACTTGCGATGATGTCGCTGACGATCATGGCCTAATCCCGCTGCAGGGCAAACTCGTCAAGAAACAGCGTGACGAAAATTGCTGCGGAGTTGCTGCGGGCATCGACGGCTACCTTCACCGGGATGGTCGCTCCGACCTTGGTCTTGCGGGTGGCAAGCGTGGCATGCATCGTCCCGGCAGTGATAACGCCGGCGGCATCGGCGGCGCCGATTGCGGCAGTACCGAGGGCAGTCGAGCCAGATGACACGGTGACGGTGGAGGTTCCACCAGTAGCCGTGCTCGGACAAGCAGCAAAACCGAGAACGGTCATATCGGCCGGAACCGGAACATAGACAGTACCTGCACCAGTTGCGGCAGGAATAAAAGTGTGAAGCATTATCATATCAGTTACCTCTTAAAATTGTGGGGGCTGTTACACCCCCATTAAGATCAGGCCGGCGCGGAAACGGCGGTGAAACGGCTGTGGGCCTTGCGATGCTTACAGCAGAGTTGTCCAACCCAGCGAACCGAGGCAGTCCAGATATCCGGCTGGGTACGGTCTGCTTCCCATTTCGGCGTAGTGAAGTCGAAATCGGTATGGCTGACGAACTCCAGCATGCGGGTGTTAAGCGCATCGACATAACTGGCGGTCTGGTTCAGATCGGCAACCACCGGAGCGCCGTCGAAAAGCACGTTGACGAATCCCTTGCCGGCCAGCGTGTTATCCTGGAACCGGACAGCAGACTGCAGGGACGCTTCAAAGCCATCCTTGATGGTCTGGGTGGTGATATACAGGTCGGGCATCCCTTCCGCGTTGGTGTCAACGATGGCGGGGAGGCGGATGGCCTGCATGCCTTTGAAGTTGGCGATGGTCGCCGTGGCGCTGTTGTTCGCTGCCCACAGGCTTACATCGTCCTGTTTGATGCCGCCGTATGCGGTGGAGGTGACGGTCGAAAACAGTGCGGCAAGACCGGAGAAACCCTGGACGCCGTTCACTACATCGTTCAGATAGATGCCAGCACCCATCTTCTTCTTGAGCGACTTCTGCATATTGCCGAACTTGGCCGCGACCAGATTGACAATCGCCGCCTCGCCGTTGTTCTGCACCCGGTCGGTCAAATCCACGGTCTGAGCCGCGAAATAGCCGCCCCACGGGAAATACGCCTTGTTGTGGGTTTCGGTTTTGGTGGTCGGGATGACCGTGGTGTTTCCATAAACACCAGTGTGCGCGGCACCGTGCTCCAGCGGACAGTCGATATACTTGCCGCCATCGGCCTTGCGCTTGCTCGCCATCAGTTTCATGAGCAGAGGGTTGTTGGTGAAATATACGTCGGTCGGAACACCGAGTACGTAAGTGTTGGTCAATGCATTTAATTCATCGATTGTAAAAGCCATTGTCATACCTCATTAGGTTGACGATGCCGACCGGATCTCCCGCAACTTGGCGAGCATTGCCTCAGTGGCATCGTTACTGTTTTTCCATGGACCTTGCGGCCTGCTTTGCGGAGTTGGAGTAGCGCCTTGCTTGCCGAGAACTTTTCCGGCTGCTTCGGCACCCTTGGCGAGTTTCGCGCCTTCTTCCTTGGCGGCGGCGATCTTTGCCTGCGTGGCTTTCTCCAATTCCGCGATCTTCTGGTCCGCCTTGTACATCTTGTAAGCGGTGTATTCGTCGGATAGCGGGTCGGCATCCAGATACGATTGCAGCGTCCCGGAGTTGACCACCTCATGAAAGTCAGGATTTTCTTTCAGAAAGTTGCCCTGAACCTCGGCGGTCTTGTTCCGTTGCTGGTCGGCCTGAAATTGCCGCATTACCTGCGCTGCCGTTAGTTTGCTGTTGATTTGAAGCGCCTGCTGCATCCCGGTGGCGATGTCGATTTCTCCCGTATCCATCTTCTTATAGAGGTCGGCCAAAACCTGCTCGTCACCTGGACCTTCCGGTTGCTTCCGTGCTTCCGCGATTTCCGCTCGTAGTGCGGCGATTTCAGATTTCAGAGCGCCCATCGTGTTGCCCTGTTTGCCAATCATCGACTGGCTTTCCTTCAATCTCGCCTCAAGCAGTGCGACAGGATCGGGTGCCTTTTCCTCCGGGGTGCCCTGTTCAGGATCTGGAGTGTCGCTTTTTACTTCTTCCTTGGCCTCCATCGGGGTGTCCGCTACCATTGGGTTAATCGGTTCCGAGCCGGCCAATACTTTGTTTTCGTTTTCCATTATGCTACCTCTGTCGGTTCGACTGTGCGGGTGTCCGACTGTTAGATTTCACGGTTTTTCGACATCTCGGAAAGATTCCTTTCCTTGAGATATCGCTTGTATTCAGAACGACTGCTGATCTTCTTTTTTTCGCCGCTGCACTGCAGGCAACCGAGTGTCTCGGGATGTCGCATCCAGGCGGGCATTTCATCCCCGATGACGCCACCGATTGCCATTACTCGCCTGGCCTTGCCGCCGCATTCGCAGTCAACCTCGTTGACGCGACCGACAATAGTCCAGAATATCTCTTGTTCTTTGCCGCACTGGCGGCACTCATAAGCGTAGAGCGGCATTAATAGCCCCACATCTCGATGAGGAATTTGCCAGCGGTGTAGGCTGCTGCAGTTCCTGCCGCGCCACCCGTCAGGTAGAGGTAGGAGTTCGCAGCGGGTTCTGCCAAGAATCCCTTGCTTGCGCCAGAGGTCCATGCTCCACCGGAGGTAACCAGTGCGGTCTCAGCCAGTGCGGCTATACCACCGTCAAACGCCCCAGTCCCCTCAGTGGCGAAGTACAGGTCGATATCATCGATGCCGCCTGCGGGTGCCTCAAGGCAGGTGATCTTGCCGCCGACATTGGTGCCGTTGACAGCCGCAACAATCTGGCCGATGTGCGACACGCCGGAAGTGCCGATGATATCGAGGTCGGTCGTTGAGGACGCCGCTCCTGTCAGATCGATCAGGATGCTGGTCTTGATAAGAGAGCCGGCCTTTTCCACAGCCGCCTTGTATACGGTGCCAGTCCCGGCAAAACCAGCACCGGGTGCCATGTTCGCGGCGAGCGGTTGGTCTGCATACGACTTCATCGCTTTCTGCGTCGGAATTCGTCGGTCGCTGTTGGCAGCAAGCGTTGTGTCAGTATCCAAAGGAATGTCACTTCCACCACCACCCACCGTTACAACTCTATCGCTGATTGCCATTGTCTTTACCTCATTGGGCCGGTAGCCCTACTTGTTGTTGTTTCGCAAACTCGATGAGTTGCGCCACTGTTTCTTGCGGTACTCCCGCCTTAACAAAAATCTGTGCGGCCTGTTCCAGGGCATCGCCCTTTTCCGCCATGCGTTCGATGATTCTTCGCCATCCAGGGAAGTTCAGAGCCTCAAGCAGCGCCTCGTTATCGACTGCCCCGAGCTTGAACAAATCAAGTGCCTGCTCCTGGACCTGGAGGCTGGTCTGGGTGATGGTCGAACCGGACTCGACCACATACTGGAATTTACGCCCGATGAGATCGACGCCACGGATTCCGGACACCTGCTCATCAACTTTGATCGGGTCGGTGGTCACGCCGAAATTCTGGAAGAAGGAAATGGCGCAGCGGCCTCGTTGACGGATTAGATAGTCAACTGAACGGATCTTGTGGCGCATCAGCACCTGATTGCGTTCCTGCAGGGCGACGATGGCGGAAGCGGCAACTACCCGGTTGGGCGTATCGCCACGGTCGGCATCCTCGATCTGGTACACCCGATCAAAGATGCCCATGAGCATGTCGAACAGGCGCACAGTGTCAGCCGGCAGAGAGGGAATATCGACGTAGCGAATACCGGAACCTGCTTGCCCTGATATCGGCGTAAGGATTAAGCCGGGAGCATTGGTCACATCGTCCTCGGTCAGTCCGGTGTCCTGCGGCAGAATCAGCGGCGGCAGCATCACCCGAGCCAGATAGCGATACATGCGAGACAGGATCTCGGCCACCTTCTCGGCCAGGTCGCCTACCTGCTCTGCGGCGGCAAAACCCCAGAAACTGGTGGTGTCTCGATACGATGCGGCTGAGTAGTAAGGGAAATGATCGTATAGGTAGGTGTTGCAGGTATATTCTCGTGGCAGTTCCGGATTGACGTTCGGGTTTGCCATGTCCGACAGGACCAGCTCGCCCTCGTTGGTGATGGTCACGACACGAATGCCGCCAGGGTATTTCTGTCGAGAGGTTGTCTGCGGAACCATCAAGCCTGTGAGTTCATCCATGGCCAGCACCGGCATGCCCAACTCATCAAGCACCGGTTCCTCGATCATGGTGTTGTCACGCACGAACAATTCCAGTACCAAGGCGCGATCCTCATAGCCACGAAGGTTCTGCCGTGGGTGCATGGTCTTAGAGCCATACATGGTCGCCGTACTGTTGATATTGCCCTTCAAACTGATGGCTGGACGGTTGTCTTCCCGTTCTTCACCAAGCAGGGAGTAGACCTCGCTCGGACTGACCGTGCCGGCCTCCAGTTCGTACATTGACTCGATTGCATCTGGGCGCATGGCGACAACCATGCCGCAGTACGGCGCATCATT